GCCCTTCTTCTGTATTGGTACATCCTATCTTCTTTTTCGTCGGAATCTAAACTAATAAACCCGCCCTTGCGGTAGCGCAATAGTGCCTGGGTTGTCGTATCCACAAAGTCATCGTGCTCGCCCACAGGAAATGACGCTACCTCTTCTATTACCTCTCTAGCCCACCGCCTATCGGGCGCCCATACCTTACCGCTTGTAAACAGATCCGCCACAGCATTCAAACGCACCATCTTGTCGTTACCACGGGACGGACTGAACTCTTCTACTGGAATACCCAGCATTCGCAACTCTTGGATTAGCGGGGCTCCAGCGGCTTTTTTCTCCACTATGAACGCGTCAGGCTCCCACTCTTTGTAGTGTTTTAGGGCAACCTGTTTAAGTTCTGGGAACGCCATCCGATCTTTAAACGCATCAAGGAGGATTATGTTTGGTGAGTTACCGTCCTCCTCGTTGTACCAAACACCCCAGGTTGTGCATGCGGAATAGTCGGCGGAGTTCTTTGTTTCAAACGCCGTATCCCAAGACTGAATAATGTACTCGCATGGGGGTGGCTCCTCATCTTCCCAAATCTGCCAGTCTTTTCGCCCAATGATAGCGCTCATGTCGCTAGTCGGGTTCTGCATGTACTGAGCGTTCCAATACCGCGGATCTAGTACTGCCTTGGTAGCCTTTAATGTTTCGAGTGGCCACTGTTCTGGCCAGAGTGACTTTTCTTTTTCCGTATCTTCGTTGAGGATAGCCGGGAGTTCAACTATCTCCCATGGGGTCGTGTATGGGTTTTTTATGTTGTAGTCGACAATCCGCCCAGTAAGATCGAGCAAAGACCAGCGAGTCATAATTACTATGATCGCACCCCCCGGCATTAAACGTTGTAGCGGACCAGTTTGAAACCAAGACCAAGCACTATCAAATGCTAGCCTTGAGTTTGCCTTCATATCCTGTTCAGAATGAGGGTCGTCAATAACAAAAAGATCAGCGCCCCTACCGGCGAGAGCGCCCCCAACACCAGCAGCATAGTACTGACCCCCAGCGCTAGTAGACCATTTTCCCGCTGCTTTTTGGTCGTCTGCGACAACTGTTCCTGGGAACACGGCTTTGTATTCATCCGAATCAATTAAATTCCTCACTCTCCGTCCAAAGTCCTCCGACAAACCAGCCGTATGCGTGGCCATAATGATTTTCTTTTCGGGGTACTGACCTAAGAAGTATGCAGGAAACAGGTAAGAACTGAACTCAGACTTGCCCATCCTTGGTGCAATGTTAATAATTACGCGTTTTTTCTTGCCTTCAACCACGTCCTGGAAGATTTTAGCTAGCTTGCGGTGCTGGGGCCCTATCTTAAACCCTGGATATACCGCTTTTGCAAACTCCAAAGGCTGGTTTTGCGCTCTATGTAAGTGGTTACGGTGCTCTCGTTCTTCTAAATCCTGCAAAAACAACAGTTTTTCCTCAGTTGTCATGTCCTTTAGCGCCAACTGCGCGGCTAAAGCTTCTTCTGGGGTCAATGTATCAATAATCATTCGTCGTCAAACTGTGGTTTTTCTGCAACAACCTTCTCGACTACCTCAATATCATCAACTTCTACGACATCTACCTTGCCCATGTACTTACTTAGCTTCTCACGTATGCGTTTTTCTAGCTCTTCGTCAGATACATCGGTGTTTTTAACCTCAACCCGGTCTGTAAACAGTGCCACTTCCGTGACTTTTCCAAGTAACTCTAACGCCTTAAGCCGTATCCGGGCATCCGGATGCTCTGTTTCTTTAACTATCTTTGCCACACTCATAGAGCGTAGCTCGTTAGCTTGCTTTACAAACTCCCACTGGTATCCGCTGACCATAGCCACGGCATTTACGATTTCTTCTGGGACTTGCAGGTTAAGTAACTGGTTTTTTGCGTCGGGGGAGTTGGTAGTTAGGGCCGCAAATGCGTTGGCCACTTGTTGTTCTTGAGCGTTAGATAGGATTTCGGCTTCTTCGTCTTCATCGACAAACTGGTTTAGCCAATCCACGGTTTGCTTTTGTGCGCCAAGAGTTTGGGGCGCGTTTAATTCTTCTATTGGGGTAAACCCGCCCTCACCAGATTCTATATCTGGTACATAGTCAGCAGCTTGTGCTGAAACCAAATGCTCTAAAAGCAAACTAATACCTCCTGGGTTGCGCTGGGGTGGGGCGAATGGTTGTGAGTATACACTCTTTTTTTATTTTGTGATATGATTCTTTTGCGTGCGGCTTTTCCTCCTTCGTTTGGGTCGTGCGTGATTGATTAGTACTTGAACCCCGGGCTTAAAACGTCCGGGGTTTTTTTATTGTGGGGGTGTGTCTAAGATTTGACATGAGTTGTTGAAATTTTTTACAAAATTTGACATTTTTTTGTTTTGTGGTTAAGGAATAGTGATCTAGTGACCATGCCACCATCACCCTAAATAGGTCGGATACCCCCCTAGTGGGGTTGCCATACCGCTAAACGCCCTAGCCTCAATACCCTGTATGTTATAATAGAGGTATCGAAACGAAGCTGTTTCGGTGTTCAGAGCCAAGCCTAACCGCTTGGCTTTTTGTTTATCTAAATCAAATGAAAGGCAATACATCATGGCTACAAAAAATAACACCTACGACACATTCGCTCAATCAGTAGGCAAGAGTGACAGGCTATCGTTAGAAACTAGCGAGGTATGGCACAAAGACTACAAAAAGGCGGACAAAGCCGAACAAGCCGAATGGGTCAAAGAGTGGCGAGTGAACTACTTGATTGGCAATCTTGGTATCAATGCTAGTCAAGCGGACAGAATTCTGTCCCAAACTCGTGATGAGCGGAAAGCCGAACATCAGAAGGCATACAAGCGAGCTAACTCGCAGTTTGTCTATCACATTGTTCGACCCGTTCAATCAGGTGTGTCCAAGCAGTCTAAGGTCACAGTTGATAAGGTTGTCGAGTTGTTCGAGCAGTTGAGTAAAGCGGAACAAGCCAAGTTTCTACGGATCATCAAGTAAGCGAGGCTTTACTGCTGTTTCATTTTATGTCAAACCAAAGGAGGTAGTTATGTTATCAAAGCAACAAGCAAGCCTACTCAAGCACCAAGCCAAAGGTAGGCGGGACAGAATTCTGTCCGAAGTTAAGCCCAAACCCGAACCTAAGCCCATCACAATGGGCGAGGCGTTCCGAGGGTTTGATCTCAATGTCTACAAGCAGGAGAAATTTGAATGAGCATATTCAAAAACCGAGCCATTGAAATACTGTGGCTGTATCAAAAAGGCTCACACCCTTTGGCTATCGCAAGAGAACTAAAGATGTCAGTCGTTGAAGTCCTAGATGTAATCAACACAAACCCACTTAAATAAGGAGTAATGTATGAAAACCATCAAACTAACCCCAAACAAAGCCCTCATGCAAGTCATGAAGGAGGGGACACAAGGCAATAGAAGTAATGTGTTCGTGGTCTGTCGCAAGATCAACGGCGAGGTCGGGGAGTTCAAACTCAAGGGCAAGAAACCCCACGCTTTCACCTCACTCAAGGTAGCTACCAACGCATGGCGTAAACTCGTTCAGAGGGACGGCAAGAACTCAAGCTGGGTGATCACTACCTCAGATGAGTTAGCTCGTTCTGAGATGATTTGGCTGTAATGGAAGGCTGTTTCGGACAGGTTTCTGTCCTGATTATCCACGAGTGCTTAAAAAATAGGCAAGTTGACAATAGTCCACTTTAATTTGCTAGTGGACACATAGTTGACGCCCGCAACCCCAATAGGAATAAGCACATACCACATTCCCAGCACACTTATATATATAAATAGAGAATATAGAATATATATATAAAAGGGTAATAAAGTGGGAATGTATAAAAAAGCCTAGTCCTTTCTTAGTCTTTAAATTGCTGGAATTCTGTAGACATCTATGTCAGAATAGTGGCAAGGCTTATTCTATATGGGGAAACAGGTAGACAACTACTGTGGACAACATAGGTTTGCCAAGTGGACATTAGTCTACTTTTTTGGGTAATCGGGACAGAAACCTGTCCGAAAGTGGGTTGTTTGCGAGAGCAAACTGTCCGAGATAGGAGAACACACATGAAGAAACTAGAAAAGCAAGAGCAACTAACTTGTGCAAAGTGCGGGGAAACCAAGCCCCGAACAGAATTTAAAAGACGCATGAGTGCGGAGGAATACAGTCGGGTGATAAAGAGGCGAGTAGAAACAGGAACTACGATCATCAGCTCTTTGTGCAAACCATGTCAACCAAAACGCAAGCCCCGCTCAAAGCTCACACTAAAAGAACTACGCAACAAAATCACCGAGAAAAGAATAAACCCCAAGCTGGGCGAGGCATTGATAGAAGAAAAACGCCAAGCAATCAACAAAACAAGGAGTCGGCATATGCGTGAGTATTGGCAAAAGCAAAAAGGCAAGGCACGCGAGGAACTCAAAGCCAAGCTAGATAAAGAGGTGACCAGAGCTAAGAACACCTACCACTCATACTTTAGACGGACAGAAACCTGCCCCATAAAAACGACTCGGCAAACCAAAGCGGATACGCCTGAGCAAATCCAAGCAATCAAGCAAAAACGCCTAGACCACTTGGCGGTTTTGGAAACTCAATATAGATTAACCAAAGAAAGGAGAGCCAATGAACTAGCTAAGTATGATGAAGAAAACAAGTAATCGCTCTAACGAGCGAGAAAGTAATCAACCACTAACAAACGAAAGGAGTAAATATGACAGGGGAAACCAAACCCTTCAAACTACCTAAAGCCTACAAGCCACACAACCCGCTTGAGTTTGTAAGAGAACGACCAAACGAATTACCCGAAGGGCTAGACCCTGAAGCTAGGGTTAAAGTTATCTTGCGTGAATACCTCGACCGCGAATCTATTGAGGACGGAGGGGCAAGCATAGCTCGTATGTTTTGGTGGGGTGACTCACAAGGTAATGGCGGGGCAATCGTGGGGTATCGAGTCATCAACCTAAAAAAACCTTGGGTTAATTGGGGTGCTGACTTTAGTCTTGAAGATGTTGGCAGGCGGTTTTATGACTCGCCACCAATTTTAGAAACTAACCCTGACGCTGAGATATTAGTGTGGCTTAGGCATAACAATCAACCCCAGTCTTTTATTCGCCCAGCCCGCAGTTGGCATTGGGAATTAGATGGCGGGGCTAATGACATCATGAAATATAGACTAGCGGGAGCAGAAGATGCAGAAATTACACGCCTTTGATTTATTTAGCCGTCTTGCATTACTTTTTTCAACTGTTTTTATAGGAGGTCAAGTAGTTAGGTATTTAATCGGTCTGTTATTTAAGTAGTAGTTAAGTTCGGACAGGTTTCTGTCCAAGGCAAACTCACAAACGAAAGGAAATAGTATGCCAACAGTATCTTATACACGAGAGCAAATAGCAGTAGTATCACAACGCTTAGACTCCACACCCATGGACTCGGAGAACTTGTTGCGTAGGTTTTTAGAAGTCAAGATCAACCATATGCGTAGTCCCGAGGTGTGGTCTTTGCAAGATGTTGCCCAACACACTAGACGGGTCATGGAGATGCAACTCAAGTCCAACCATCATAGTCGTTGCGAGTGGCGAGCAAATCAAGGGTATGCCAATCTCATGGCACACAAACGCACCATGTATGCGGTGGGTAAGCAAATCAGCGAGGCGATCAAGGATCAAGACCATAACCAACTAGTCGGCTTGCTCAACGACAACAGCGAGATTCGTGACTCAAGGGGTAGCGGTTATTGGGTAGATATACTCAACGATAGCGACAAGTTCCCTGACGCACCGAATTACGAGTATTGTTCTGACTGCGAGTATATCGAGGAGGAAGACGATGGCTCTTGGGTTTACAATGGCGACCGCTGGGTTTGTTCTGCTTGCCGAGATAATTGCTATCGCTGGTCGGACTACCATGACACAGTCGTGCATGAGGACGATGATGAGCCTGAGGACGAGGAAGATGACTATGACGAGGGCGATCAGCTTATCGGTAGCTATCACAGCAGTCGCAGACAACTCGGTCTCATTCCTACTTCATTCTCACAACGGGCAACTAAGGTCTATCTAGGTCTTGAGCTAGAGATGGAGGTCGATGGCGACCGCCGTAGTAAGGCACAGGAATTGCTTGACGCTATTGGCACAGCACCTAGCGGTCACAAGTATTGTCTGCTCGAGGACGATGGCTCACTCAATCATGGCTTCGAGATGGTCACAGGCTATACAGGTCTTGATGTTCATGCCAAGCAACTAGAGTTCTTCAAGGAACGCTGGGACGGGGTCAAGTCACACGACACCAAGACTTGCGGGCTTCATGTTCACATCTGCAAGAAGGGCATGAGTATGTTCCACGCCGCCAAGTTAATCCTGTTCATGCACGATAGCCACAATCAAAAGCTGTTCCGTGCTATCGCCCGTCGTGATGGCAACCGCTATTCAAAGTTCATGAACAAGACTTCGGATTACTCTTGGCTCAAGCATGGTCGGCGTAGTGGTATGCAGTCATTGAACGAGGACAGATACGAGTCGGTTAACTTCCAGCCCGAACGCACAGTCGAGTTCCGCCTGTTCAAGGGTTCGCTACGCTACGAGACAATCATGGCTTGCTTGGAGTTTACTTACATGGCTTGGTTCTTTGCTCGCGATACAGGCACACAAGACCTGAACATACCTAACTTCTTGCAATACATCAGCAA